GCTACGGCACTAACAGTTTCCCAGTTAGCTATTAGCAAGCCAATTATCGCTACTAATGCAACGATAGCCGCTATGACTAAGAATACTGGTGATGATATAACAGCCATAATACCAGCAAATATGCCACCTACTACGTTGGCTACAATCATAACACCATTCCAAATACCCATTACGACAGTCCAAACACCAAAGGCTACTGCCAAAACGCCTACAACAAAGCCTAATGCGGTCAATATGGCAACTACAACCTCATTCTTTGCTATCTCACCAAACCATTTTGATAGTTCCTCGAAGCCTTTATTGATAGCGTCAAACACACCCCACTCTTTAGCCTTTGTGATAATAAACGATATTGCATTACCAATGCTCTCAAATGCCAATATGATACCTTTTACAAATGGGTTATTGCCAAGTGCAGTAAAGAAAGCCATTACTTTTTTCTTAGCTTCATCTATCTTTTTGCCAAAGTCATTTGCTTCATCACCAGTCTTACCTAAACCAGCTAGGCTTGGCATTGATACGCCACCGCCACCAGCAGAACTTCCACCGCCACCGTCAGCACTGTTATCTTTTAGCACTGTCATTTCATCAAAGCCAGACAATTGCTCGCTTAGTTTTTTAGCACTACCAGTTGCACCGTCAAGCCCTTTTTGTATTCCACCAGCACTAGAACCTATGCTTGATACCGCTTCAGACGCTTTCTCAGCACTCTCAGCTATCGCATTGGTATTTTGTGCTACGCCACCACCGAATATGCTTGATATGCCATTTACCACAAAGGCGACAGCCGTACCAACTACATTCATAAAGCCTACGATATAAGGTATTACATTCATAAATGCAGGTACTAATACATTCGTAATCAAACCAGCTACACTCGTAATCATTGGAGCAAAGGCTTGACCTAGTTGCTCACTAGCATTGCCAAGTGTTGCGTTCATAATTGCCAATGAACCAGCGACAGTATCACTCTCTCTTGCGAAGTTACCAGAGTATTTCGCTGTTCTATCCATAAACATTTGATACGCATAGCCAACTTTTGTAGCGGTATCCATTGTATTTACATTGGCTTGTATGCCTTTTTGCAATAGCCAAGCTTCAATGTTGGTGTCAGTCATAGCTACACCTAAGTTGTCCATCATCGTGAAGTTACCCTTAGCCATACCAGCAACGCTATCAAGTGCAAATCCTACATCTACACCCATAACTGAAGCAACGTCAATAGCCCTCTGCATAGCAGTCGTGGTCATATTCACGCTATCTTCTACTGATTGTCCAGTACCTTGAAACAACGAACCCATTTTGTTCGCGATTGCAAGATATTGGCTAGTGGTTGTACCCATTACGCCAGCAGATTGTTTAGCTTTTTGTACTACTCCGTCAGAGTAGTCCTCAAATACCGCCTTAGCACCACCTAAGTTCTGCTCTAATTCAGCATAAGCCTTTGAGCTATTAGCGACTACAAAACCAACACCAGCGATAGCCGTTGATATAAGTGCAAACTTAGCTACCATACCACCTATGGAATTAGCTACATTACTACCAACATTTTTTGTGCTTTTATCAAGTTTAGATATTGATGAACTAGCCTTATTTACGGCTTTATCTACTTGACTACTATCAGCTTTGATGATGATGTTAGTATTTTTAGTCATTTATCGCCTCTCTCTTTGTTCTTCAGCAAGCCTTTTGCCAGCCATTATAGCTGTATTTCGCATTGCTACACGTTCCATTGCTTCAGCGTCCATAATGTTATTGTCATTATCACGCTTGTTTTTCTCAGCCTCAACGATAAATGGCTCTTTAGGATAGTTATTTTTACCGCTAAACACATCAGATATTGCTACTCTGATGTACTGTCCAAGTAAATGGTTAGCGGTGTCATTTATGCCAAGTATGTTTTCTAAGTTCTTGTTATATGCTTGCACATATATTCTAAATAATTTTGGTGTTATATCACCCCAATAATAATCTAGTGAAACTCCACATACTAAAGCGTCAACTTCACCGCCACGCCATAACTCTGTAAAGGTACTATGTTTAGCCTCTACGCCTGACTGTCGTCCTGAGGCGTTTCCTTCGGTAAAAAACCGCTATCTTTGAAAGCCTCGATTAGCTTGGTAGTCAACTGTTCAAACCCAAACTCTTTCACATAGTTATCAATATCTTCATCTGTCGCATTACTGCAAGTCTTTACTAACTCAGATATTGTTGATATTGACATCTTGTCTGAGAAGGCAACCATTAGGCTAGTGCCAGTTTTCTTTTCAAACTTTACAATGTTACTAATCTTTGCGTTGATTTCAATTTCTACCATAGCTATACTCCATTTCGTTGATTATTTTTTATGTACTAGGCTTCAGGTGTGTATGTTGGTACACCACTAATTCGCAAGCTTGAGCTAAAGCCACGTAGGCTGTCAGTCGTACTTTCTTTTTCTTTGAACTTAGCAACGTAAGCGTCAAACTCCCAAGTTGCACCGCTAGGGAATGTTATCTTCCACTCTTTTGTATCACCGCTATTTGCTAGTGCATACAAAGCAACTACGTCAGCGTCAGTGACTACGTTACCAGCAATATCACAACTACCAGCGTCTTTAGTTCCTGAGATAAACTCTTTGAAGCCACTTGGACTATCCAAAGTCGTTACATCAATCTCGCCTGTTTCTACTCCTATTTCGCCAATGCTAGATAGATTTGCTATTGTTGCCCATACTGGAGTTTCAGTCGTTCCAGTGTTATGAGCTAGTGCTGTACCCATTGATTTTATACCAGCCATTTTATTTACTCCTTTACATTATTATTTTAGAAATACGTATTTCCGTTATTGGTTTCATTGTATCACAAAAGACTAAATAGGTTTAGTCAATGTTACACCATATTCAATATCACAATATACAGCAACGCCAGTCTTTGAGTTAGTGGTATCTATGATACTTGGGCTTGTGTTCTCGACTATATCAAGATTACCAGTGCCTACGTCTGGTAGCCAAGCACCTTCATCTAATTCCTTATAGACTTTATCTTGTAGCTCCAATAGAGTATCAATTACTTCTTCATCTGGTAGTGTTACGTCATTACCTAACTCAAGATATATAGATATAACATAATTCATTGTGTATTTGTAATGTCTTTCAGTGCTATCAATATCTCGTGTAATACCATTTGGCAGTACTCGTATAATAGGGTATTTATCAAAAGCGTCCTCACCACTACCAACGACATCTTTTATGACAGTGCCGTCTGAGGTTGGCGTTAGACTAGACAAAGCTGTCATTATAGCGTGCTTCACTGTTTTTGTTATAGCTTCTTCCATAGTTACATACTACTCCTTTTTATCTATTATACCTATATCGTATTATCAATGACATCTTGCAACGTCTTAGTCATATCATCACCAGCAAACCTCTCAGCTTCAACTTTTACGCTATGCAAAAAGGGGTGTGCCTTAGTACCACGTTTTGCGATACCACGTTGAAGTGCGTATGGATTTATGCCACGTTGTTTTGCCCAACGTTCAATCTTATCAATTCCTACCCAGTGTGGCTTTGTACCTTTTTCTACATAGTCAGCGTGTTTGGCAGTAGGTTCAATCATTACTGATGTCTTGCTATCAAAGTGATATTTGACACTTCGCCTTAGTAATCCAGTAGCACCAACAGGCATTTTTATCTTGAATGTTCTTTGAGTATAGACTGCACTACGCTTTAGGCTAGTATTTATACCCCTAATAACACTTCTTGGAGCTATTTTTAGTGCCTGTTTGACTTCATTACTGTCAACTTTTATGTGTATAATGCCACTACTCATAACAAATACTAGCTTTCTGTGCTACAAGCACACTCAATATGAGCAACAATAGGCACATCTTTATAGTTGGCTACACCATTTACCAATAAAATAATACCAGTTGATATAGTTAGCCTATCGCCTTTTCTTATATCAACAGTTTCATCGAATGTAACATTATAATCTTGCCCAATAACGACACGTTCTCTTAGTGTATCTTCGTTAGTTGCAGGCAATGCTAAACATTTTACGCCAGTTGCGATAGTCTGAAACTCACTTGATAGACCTTGACCAGCTATTTTGACCTTGCGTTCTATCGTGGTTGTGTGAATAAGTATTGGTATTGTCATCATTTTGTTATAAACTCCTATATTCTATGCCTTTTATAGGCGTTCAATACAGCCATATAGCCTGAAACAGCGTGAGAGCCATCAGGTTGCGTTGTATTGTCTGAGCTAGTACTTGTACCAAAACTAACGCTAAAACCGCCCACACTCGTGCTAGATATATTAGAATTGTCAGCCGTATCACGTTTATTGTAATTTTCAGAAGCCAACTGCAATACTGCGAGCTTCAAATCAGCAGGTACAGTTTCAACACCAGCTTTATAAGTAACTTCAACTGCGTCATATAGACTTCTATTATTCACTCTAGGTGTACTGCCAGATGTGCTAAGTACCAATCTACCAGTAGTATTGTTTATAACGTATTCAGTGCTTGTTAGAGTAGTACCAAATAGCTTTACTTCATCAATTGACACTATATCCATAGCGTCAAGAAAGATTACTGGAGTATAATCTAATACTTCTGTCAATGTTTTACCACCAGCTTCAACGCCAAAGTATCTACCTAAGTACGTTTCCACCCATTGATTTACTGCTGAAACTACCTGAGTAGCCCTACTATCAGTTGCTAATGTTTTGTTTATGTAATTGCCTAATTCTGTTGTGGTTATCAGTGCCATAATTTATATCCTAGCCCTTTCTTATTGACTTTATTGTATCATAATCAGCATAAAAAAGACCTCTTACGAGCTTCATAAGAGGTCATAAACTGGCTAATTGTTTTGTTATTTCTTATCTTCTGTCTTTGCTTCAGCTTTTTTATCAGCTTTGACTTCTTCGTAAGCGACTTTCACATCACGCTTTTCAGCTTTTTCTTTGATGTCAGCTAAGTCTTTACCTGTTAGTGCCACAACATCACCCATTGTACCGTATGGATATACGTCAATAAGTAGTTTGACTAAAGTTGTTTTTGCCATTTCAATTACTCCTTCATTAGTTTTTTATATGTCGCTATCATACCATATTTATAAACAAAGCAAAACCACCTATGTTTCAAGGTGGTTATATGCTTATCTAGCGGTTAGACTATTTTACACCAGTCAACTTGTAGAAGGCAGTACCGTATGTTGGTATACCAGCTACTCGTTTGAAGATGACCAATGAAATCATATCGCTTTCAAGGTCTGTGCCAGTTGTACCAAAGTTGATACGCAAGCCTTCCCTATCACCGATGATGTAGTTCTTGAAGTCACCGTACCAGATTTCAGTTTCGTCAGTGCCAGTACCCAAGTTTGAAGGGATTTCTGTTACTTCATAAACTGGTCGTCCAAGTACTGTTGCAGGAGCAGTAGCACTCATTGCAGGTACATATATAGGTCGTCCATTGTCATCAGTCAAACCAACGACTAGGCTGATTGCCTTTGTACTCATTACCCAAACACCGTTACCACGACTTGCAACGTGTACACCGTAGAACGCTTTTACCAAGTCTGCGTATGCTAATGCTGTACCAGCAATTGCACCAGTAGCAGTCGTAAATGTGCCAGAACGGAAGCCAAGAGGTTTGCCAGAACCGTCACCACCAACGAAAGCACTATTTTCAAGCTGTGATAGGCTCAATGCAAATCGTTGTGCAACGAAGTTTTGTAGTTCTGGGTTCACTGCTGTATCAACTAGGCTCTCGTGTGAGAACTTACCAAAGCCAGCCATTTTGTATGAAACAAGTTGGCTCTTTGTAACAGTTGATTTGCTTTGAGTAGCCGCTACACCTTCTGATACCCAGTAGGTAGTAGGGATTGCGTTCTCAAATGGCAAGTCTAGTTTTGCAGGCATATTCGCAATAACTGTTGCGATTTGTCGGATTGGGCTAACATAAGCCAACTGCTCACGAATAGCGTTTGCCAAAGTAACTGGTACTAAGTAGCCACCGTCACCGTTGTTAGTAACGTTTTGTCCGTCAGCAAGTGCTTTTTCACTGTACTGTTTAGCAATATCTTCTTGCAATTCTTTCAATGTAGCAGTATCACGTTCAGCAAGTGCTTTATAAAACTTAGCATTTAGCTCACGTTCAGCTTTTTTAGCTTCTGCGTCTTTGGTTTCGTCAGTAACGATAGCTGTTACTGCACTCTTAGCTTTTGCGTCTAAGAACTCTTTTAGGATTTGTTTGCGGGTTTTCATATTATTTGTCCTCACTTTCTAATTCACTCATATCTTTATTTAGG